CCAGCAGATCCACTACTGGCTAGAGCGCAGCAACGTCGAAAAGAAGGGCCACACGTGGGTCTACAACACAGTCCAACAGTGGCACGAGCAGTTCCCGTTCTGGTCGGCTGACACTGTGCGCCGAACCATTGCAAGCCTGAAACAACGGGGCCTTTTGATCGGGGAATGCCTAGCCGAAAACAGCTTCGACAAAACGATGTATTACCGCATTGATTACGTGCAACTTGCGGCCATCGAAGATTGCAAATTGCCATCTTCAGACGACGGCAAATTGCAATCGTCGGAAGCGGCAACCTCCAGCCATCATCTATATAGAACAGAGACTACAACAGAGACTAAACAGAAACCAACAACGCGCAAGCGCGGCGCGAGCGCGCCCTTATCGTTACCGGACTGGATTGATGCGACGAGTTGGAATGCATTCACAGCCATGCGCAAAAAGATCAAGAAGCCGATGACCGATCACGCCATCGGTCTGATGATCCAGAAGCTCGCAACGCTTCGAGATGCGGGGTATGACGTGAAATCTCTCCTGGATAACTCGACGCTGAATTGCTGGCAGGACGTGTACGAGCCGAAAGCGAAAGACTCTGCTCGTGGCGGGAACGGGGCTGGCGGCAAGCCAGTGCAATACCGCAAGCCGGTAACGGCTGCGGACTTCAAGGGCATCGACTATCGGAGGGGTATCAATGCAGACGGAACGTTCTAGGCACCCGCAAGCAATCGGCGCGCTCATGGGGCACATCAGATTCGAGGAACGCGACTCGATCTGCCCTACTCACGGAGAATACAAAGAGAGGGGCGGATTTCTCGCAGGAGCTATGCGCTGGCCCGGTTGCGAGAAGTGTAACGATGATCGACGGAAGGCAGAAAACCTGAAGTTGCAGGAAGAACAAACGCGTACAGCTCGGCGCGATGCTCTGCTGAGCGGGTGGAAAGGCGCGGCCATCCCTAAGCGCTTCGAGTCGGCATCGTTCGAAACGTATCGGGCGGAAACTCCTGCTCAGCAACAGGTGCTTGACGCCTGCCGCGAGTACGCCGCCCAATGGGATGACGTCAGCACGAGCGGCCGAAACCTCATCATGTGCGGCCTGTTCGGAACAGGCAAAACGCACCTTGCGATCTCCATTGCGCGCGTCGTTGCTCGCCGCGGCGCCCTGCCGCTCTTTGCGCGCACGTATGAGGCGGTCCAGTTTGTGCGCGAGGCGTACCGCCGAGATTCGCGAATGTCTGAGCGAGAAGCGATTCAAAGGATGGTCGACCCGGATCTGCTGATTCTCGATGAAGTCGGCGTTCAGGGCGGCGGCGACAACGAGCAGATGATTCTGTTTGCGATCCTCAATGGGCGGTACGACGCGCGCCGACCGACCATCATTGCGTCGAACGAGGATCTAGGCGGAATCGAGAAGTATCTGTCAGCGCGAGTCGTTGATCGATTGCGGGAAGGTGGCGGTCGCGTTCTGGCGTTCGATTGGGAATCACATCGTGCTCGCGCCTAAGCACATCTTTTTTGCGAATTTGATGGATACCGCAGAGGTATCCGTTTATACTTACGGTATCGGTTTTTAGGTCCGAAATTGCCTAAGAATCTTTCATATGAATAAATAAAAAAAGGAACTGAGAATGAACACTAACGAGGCATCATTAGGTCGTACTACTGTACAAACATACAGTAGTCGTGAAAAACGCGCGTTCGACGGCGTGCTTTTTTCGATGGAATGCACGGCTCGATGGCTGGAAAACGCATGCGATCCAATGCAGGCGGCCTCAGAAATTCGCCTGGCGATGGCAGAATTGAGGAGCTGCATCGCGGATTGCGAATTTATTGCCGACGCCGGTTCGCAATCTAGCCTCCCAAATGGGGCGATTGGGGAGCGGGTGCGAGAGGCAGTGATTGCCGAGCGTATCTACGCGCAGGGCGAAAGAATAGAAGCCCGCTATCGCGCCGCATTCTCCGCCGAAAAGGTGGCAGCGGAGCCGGGGGCCTATGCGGATAATCGCGGTTCACGCTCGCCCGGTGACGTGATGATGTCTGCCCATGCATTGTGCCCGGACTCGGTATCCGGCCAACCGGCTCGCATGCGGTGGATTGCCGATTACTTCCTGAAGAACTACGCCGCCCAGCAACCAGTGCAGAGACAGTTAGCGCTGACGGACGAGCAGATTTCCACAGTGCGCCGACTGCATATGCATCTTGAAGCGGGGCGCTTTGCCAATGGCGTGTCGCACGACCGCATGGCGACGTATACAGAAGCGCTTGGCGCACTTCTCCGCAGCACGGATGCGCAATGACTAAAACCATCCTCTCTGTCATCGGCGGAATCGTGCTCGCGCTCGCCGTGCTCGGCACATTCGGAATCGGCCACTTCCGCCTCTACTACGGCGCCCACCCTCTTTCTTGCATGGCGGAGCAAGCATGACCACACGCGTATTCACTGCTGACTTAATTCGCACTCTGATGGCTGACGGAAAGCCGCGCACTGCTCAGGAAATATCCGAGGGCATCGGGCGCGAATTATCGGTTGTCAACGAATACTTACGCCGCGCGCGCGTACCGGGCCGCGACCAGGAGTTCCGCGCAATCGACAACAACGGTTATCGACGCGCAGTCCGATACGTCATCGGCAAGGGCGAGAACGTACCGCTGCGACCGACGCCGGCGCCGCGGCCAAAGCTGACGGAAGCCGACGTCGACGCAAAGTACCGCCGCGACAACCGCCGGTTCCCGAAAGTTGATCCGACGCTGCTGAACGCTGTCAACGCGATTGTTCGCATGGGGGTGGGGCAATGAACTGCAAACAGGTATCGATTGGCGACGCCTACGGGCGACTGCTCGTTTGTGCCGTCGATGGAAAGTCCGCGCTTTGCCAATGCCAATGCGGAACTTACAAAAGCATTCTTCAAAGGTCTCTGATTTCTGGCAACACGAAGAGTTGCGGTTGCCTACAGCGCGACAAGGCGCGCCGCAGCGGAGCCAGAAATGCGACACACCGATTGACCGGGACCATCACATATCGAACATGGCAGTCGGCAAAGCGTAGGTGCGTTTGCCCGAGCGATAAGAGCTACGCGGAGTATGGGGGCCGCGGCATCACCATGTGCTCTCGTTGGATCGACTCATTCGAGAACTTTCTGGCCGACATGGGCGAGAAGCCTGTGGGTCTGACGCTAGAGAGACGTGACGTCAATGGCCCATATTCGCCCGACAACTGCGAATGGGCAACGCATACAACGCAGACTCGAAATCGACGGAACACGATCAGCGTCACGTATCTCGGCGAAACGAAATTGCTGATCGAATGGTGCGAGCAACTTGGCGTCGATTATTACAGCGCCCATCGCCGCCTGCGCCGAGAGGGACGCAGCCCTGAAGATGCATTCAGGCTTGCTCGCCCCATCAGCGGCGTTCCTGTCAACGACGAAGTGACCGAGGATATGAAGGAGCCAGCATGAGAGGACAAGCCGAAACGTCGTTCTTATCCTTCCTCGCAAAGAAAGAGGATGGCACAGCAGCCGTTCAACGGCTAGCGATTCTCAACTTCCTGCGCACGGTCCCGACTGCATCATTTTCGCGCACAGACCTGTCGAAGATTTTCGGCTATCCGATCCAGAGCGTTTGCGGCCGGATCGGTGAACTGAAAGACGACGGCCTGGTGATCGAGTTGCCGAAGCGACGTTGCCCGCATACCGGGCAGCTCGTGAAGCCAATCCAAGCCGCTCCCGATTTGCTGACCGCCCCGCTCCACTGACCAAGGACCGATATGCAAGTATGCACCGCACACGAAAGCTCGCTTGGACGGCTCACCCTTCGCACTCCTAAGCCGGAAGATGACAGTCGCGCGCCGATGTTCCGCTCGATGGACGCGGCGCTTTCCTTCGCCTACACCTGGCGCGCGCGGCCCGGCGTCAAGATCGGGCAGATTGGCGAATACACCGGACCTGACGGCGCCGCCCTGTTGCTCTCCGTGCACGAGAAGAAAGCACAGGCGCAATACGTGCACGACGTCATCGAATCGCACCTCTCGCTGGATCAGCGCGCCCTGCTGGATGCCACCTATGGCGGAGAGCGCGGAGAGCGTCACGCGGGCGTTGAGCGGCTTGTTTGCCTGCTCGAAGGAGCGCACCGCAATCGCACGATGGTTCGCATGCTGGTCGCGCGCGAGTTTGTGTTTGGCGAAGGCTATTGTTGGAGCCTGAACCGTATTGCTCGCCAATGCGGGATTCATCCGATGACAGTAACGCGGGCCGCGGCCAAGGTGACGCCTGAAATCCTTGCGTTACGGAAGTCCACACATGAAAAGCTTAGGCCCGCGTTTGAACGACGGGGTTGGATTCCTAGGGAGGATATGCAGTGAACAATAAAAATGACCTCACCCAGGAATATGTTGCGAGCATCTTGACCTATAGCCCCGACACAGGAATTTTCACAAGGTGTGCTAGCTATCACAAGAGACACATAGGGAAGATTGCAGGTTGCCTAAACAATAGCGGCTATTGGTATATACGAATAGGAAGTGCGCGCTATTTGGCGCATCGCCTGGCATGGCTACTTGTCTATGGAGAAATGCCGCCGGGGTTGATCGACCACATCAACGGAGACAAATTAGACAACAGGATCTCGAACCTGAGGCTCGCTGACGCAAATCAAAACGCCTACAACCGAAGAATGCGGAACGACAACACTAGCGGCATCAAAGGCATATCGGCTGCACCACAAGGACTGCGCGCGCGGATTTCTGTAGCCGGGAAGTCTATTCATATCGGGTACTTCAAAACCCCAGAGGATGCGGAGCGCGCAATTCGTAAGGCTCGCGAGTCAATGCACAGAGAATTTTCGCGCCACACATGATTCTTTGCTTGCGCTACGGATACTACTTTGGTATCGTTCAATTCATCGACACACCAACGAAGTATTCGTAGCCAAACAACAAGGACGGAATCATGAGCCACGTACCGCAGTTAGTTTCCCGCACGCAAGCATACGGCAATTGGCTGTTCGACCGGGATCTCGAAGCAGCCGACAACGCAGCACTGGCCGCAGAAGATCGCCGCGAGCAGGTCGAGCGCGAGGTCACGTTCGACGACCTTATGGAACTGCTGGTCGAGCTGACCGGCCCGCAACGCGAGTCGTTCATGACCGCGCTGGCGCGTGGCAACAAAGACGACCTGCATACGATTCACACGCTGCTGACCGATGCGAAGGAAGTCATCGTCAAGCGCCGTCTGGCTGGAGGTGAGTGATGGAAAACACAAACACACCTTGGATCGCCGTGCGCGCGCCGCATGGTCCAGTCGATGTGTTCGACAAAAACGGGCATGACATTGTGACCGTCTACGGCGAAGGAAACGAGACGATCGGTCGATTGTTTGCCGCCGCGCCCGACCTTTACGAAGCCCTGCAAGAAATCATCGACACCGAATGGATCGGCGGAAAAGGCGGCTTCGTGCGTGCCCGCGCTGCTCTGGCTAAAGCAAGGGGCGAGCAATGAGCGAGATCAAGCATACGCCGGAAGGATGGGACCACAAAGACGTGTGGCGCCGCCGTGGCAAAGACTTTCTCCTGGAAGTAACGAGGCACGCAGCTATTTCTAGCGAATGGGAAGGCCCGCATCGCTGGGCTGTGTATGCGTACATTTATCCAAAGCATCCGCACTTTTCAGCGTTCTCTGGCCCGAACATTTGGCAAGACGCGACGGCGGTTCTTCCCCTGCATGGAAGCTGCTCTTTTCTCGAATACCCGATGTATGAGGGCAAGGTGACATGCGTGAAAGTTGGCGCAGATTATCACCATCTGCACGACGATCGGTTCACGCATTACTCAACAGCCACCGAGGCACGCGACGTATTCGAAGATGCGGACGAATTGTTTGTTCAGTTGACGTCCATCGCTGAGCGAGCAGTCGGGAGCCAATCATGAGCGAGATCAAAGATGGTGGCCCGGCATTTCCGGTTAGCACGCGCGAAGCGGGCGCGCCGAATGAGAGCGCATACGGGCATCAAGACGGCTACGACACGTGGCAGTTTGGCGGCCTGACAATGCGTGACTATTTCGCGGCTAAGGCGATGCAAGGCCTCATAGCGGCATCAGGGGATTCAAACGGCGTCGTCGATTACGCAGAAAACCCAATAGCTGACAGTGCCTATGCAATGGCCGACGCCATGATCCGGGCGAGAGGTGAATGATGCAAGTCAGCCCTGACAAGATCATCGACGCAATCGACGCGCTGAAAGCTGCCGCCGACGCACTGCATGCCAGCGCATCGCACGACATTGCTGCGCGCTGCATCGAATCCGCCTCTGCCCTGCAAGCATCCGTACAGATCGCCGGCCAGACGCATCGCACCTTTCACGCGACGGGAGTGCACTGAAATGACATCGACCTTCGCCTACAAACGCTTCGACATCGATAAATACGATTCGAACGAGCAAATTCCTTGCGCTGACGGCCTATACGTGCACGCCGAAGATGCAATAAACCGTGAAGCCGTGCTGCAAGCTGAGATCCGCACGTTGCAGGCGAAACTGAAGGATGCGCGCGCCGCTAATCCGGGCGAGCAAGCCATGCAGGCCGCCGCGGCCACATTGCCCGCCGCCTATGACCTGCGCATTTATCTAGAGCGCGGCGCGGGGTGGGTCGAGCTTTACGACCCGGATGGTAAGTCGATAGATTTTGACGAGGACACTGTCTCCAGCATGACCGGTCGCATCCGCAATGCGACGGATGCAGCCATCGAGCACGCCAAGGAGCCATCATGAAGCGGATCACGAAAGACATGATCGAGCGCGGCGGCTGGCGCTACTGCTGCGTGTGCCGAAAGTTAGGCCCGCGCGTGAAGGCGCATTGGACGCATCGCGGGCAGTCCTTCTGCAACGAGCACAAGGACAAGGCAGCGCCGAGCCTGAACGACGATCGACTGAGCGAAGCCGACTATCAGACGTGGATGCGTTTGTAGGCACCCGCGCATTTTCCCCGCAAAAAACACTTGAACTACGGATACCATTTTAGTATCCTTTATCTCAGCAGGACAAAACACAAACCAAAACCACGAACGGAACGAAATCATCATGAACACTGCATCGCAACTTAGGTCCGCGTTATTATTGTGCTCCGCAGCGATTTTCCGCCCGCGTCAGGCCGACGTCGCGGAAAAAAATTTGCACGCGACGGATACCGTAGTAGCTAGCGTTTGCAAGGTCAACGACCTGTTTCTCGCTTTCTCTGCTGGCGCGTGCGCAATGGCTCTCGCCGTGATGATCGTACTTACTTTCTCCCGGAGCCCGGTATGCAACTGATCGCCAAGTCACTGAATGATCTGCGCCACGTCCAGACGAATGTGCGCCTCTCGCAAGCCGAGATTCTCGACGCCGAATTTGCAGCACTGCAAGCGCGCACGGAACAGCGCCAGCGTGCAGCCAAAGCCGATCTCGCTCGTCGCGGTGTGCAGCCCCGCGTAGCAATCGGCAGCGGACACGTGCCCCACTACATCGCACGCCATTTCTTGCACGTCAAGGTGTCCTAGATGGACGCGCCAGACGACGACGGCTGGCAGTGGCAAGCCGAGCTTGAAGAACAGCAGCAGTACCTATTTCATCAACGGGAGAAGCACCATGAAGACGAGCGAAAGTATCGACAAGCTGGCATCGGCGCTGTTGAAGGCGCAGCAGGCGATCCGTTTTGCAGCGAAGGACTCTAAAAACCCGCACTTCAAGAACTCGTATGCGGATCTTGAATCGGTGATCGACGCGATCAAGGCGCCGCTGAACGACAACGGGATTGTGTTTCTGCAACTCCCTTCCCCTTCCGACGACGGCAAGCTCCACCTGACAACGCGGCTCATGCACGAGTCCGGTCAATGGATGGAAGACACAGCCGTCGCACCCCTGCCTAAGCAAGACCCGCAGGGGTTCGGCTCGACGCTGACCTACCTGCGCCGATACTCGCTGTCCGCTGTGACGGGCCTGTATCAGGCTGATGACGACGGCAATGCTGGCTCGGGCGTTGGTGAACGCCCCGCAGCCAAGCCTTCTGCTAAACCGGCATCTAAGCCCGTCAATGACGGCGAGCTGGACGAGTGCATCACGGCGCTGAAGGAATGCGAAGACCTTGAGCAATTGCAGGGCATCTTCGCTGGCGCATGGAAGCGCACAAGCAAAGAACAACAACCCAAGCTGAAAGCCGCATATGACGCGCGCAAGGCTGAACTTTCCACCGCAGAGGCATAAGACATGGCATCCGTAAATCGCGTAATCCTCATTGGCAACCTCGGTGCGGACGTCGAAGCACGCTATCTCCCTAGCGGTGACGCTGTGGCGAATATCCGGCTGGCAACGACCGAGCGCTACAAGGACAAAAAAACCGGCGAAATGACCGAAGCCACAGAGTGGCACCGCGTCAACTTCTTTGGCCGGATGGCTGAGATCGCAATCGAGTATCTGAAGAAAGGCGCTTCTGTCTATATCGAAGGCCGAATTCGCACGCGCAAATACCAGGCGCAAGACGGAACCGACCGTTACTCGACTGAGATCGTTGCAGATCAGATGAAGATGCTTGGTGGCCGCGGCGATGGCGGCGAACAGACTGCACGACAGCCGAAGCAGCAAGAACGTCAACAGCGACAGCCGCAGAACGATGCGGCAAACGACATGGACGACGATTTGCCGCCGTTCTGACCACGCACTAAACCGCGTCGCCGGCCCGCGCCGGCGTCAGCCAGGAGACCTCACATGCAAGAGTTCACAGACTGGTTTGACAAGAGCATAAAGCCGCGGCACATCGGCGTCTATGAAGTGCGCCGCAAGCCGAACGGCAAGACCATCTTTCGCCTGTTCAGCTACTGGACCGGCAAGCGCTGGTCATACACGGCACAGACGCCACACGGCGCCGAGTCGTGCAAGCACCGGCCAAGCAGTGAAGCAGAGCGCCATGGCGGCTTCGAATGGCGCGGGCTTCGACGCAAAAAAATTTAACCGCTACGGATACCGTCATGGTATCTTTACATACATAGCGATACCGCCGAGACAAACATCAAAAGGAACCGAAATGAACGCGCCACTGTACCAGTTGACCGGCGAGCTGCTGGCAATCCGAAACGACCTGATGGATGCAGGATTCGACGATACGACCATCGAGGACACCCTTGAAGGCTGCGCCGAGGACTTCGACAAGAAGGCTGTCGGCTGCGCCCTAATCTCGCGCGAGATTGCCGCTAACGCAAAGATGATGCGCGACGCAGCCGCAGAGATAGTCGAGCGCGCGCGCAAGTGGGAAGCTCGCGCCGAGCGCCTGGAGGGCTACCTGCAACAGAACATGAAGTCTGCGCAACGCCTGCGCATCGAAAACCCGCTGGTGACGATTGCCCTGCGCGAAGGCCGCGACAAGTCGGTCGAAGTTGTCGATGCAGACGCGGTGCCGCAGCAATACATGCGCGTCAAGACTGAGCCGAACAAGACCGAGATCAAGAAGGCGCTAGAAGCAGGCCAGGAGATCGCCGGCGCGCGCCTGATCGTCAAGGATCGGCTCGAAATTCGCGTTTAACCGAGCCCGCCATGCACACCGTGATCCGCATCAAGTTCGACGCCTATAGCGAATACGGCTCTGTGGATCATGGCTGCTGGTACATCCTGCGCACCGTTTCGTTTGCGGCTATTCCATGGTGCTGACGCAAGCCGACTGTTTAGCGCGCTTCCTCGCCGCAGTGCGCGACGGGCGAAGCGG